GATACGTATGACCCGCTATTAATGTTACAGTTTCGGCTGGTTAATGAGCTCGACAAGAAATTTGTTTCGAGTTCTAGTAATCCTGAAATGTTGAGGGATAAGGCGATCAAGAAATTTCTTGACACCAATAAACATATGAAAGATTATAAAGAGCCTTTTGCTCCTTGTGTCTCTCCTATGGTCCCACAAACTAAGCATACCTATCGAGAAAATGTTCTCCTTAGGGCACGCCGTTTGATGCATTTCGTTCTTACGCCTTTTAGCGAAGACGAGTGGTTCCAATGTTGTAAACATGGGACCGGTACATCGATCGGAGTATCTTTTAACGATACTTCGCTAGATGCAAAGTCTAAGCTACCTATAACTGTTACATCGCGGGTTGTCTTAATGTTAAATCGTTACCTCGATTTCGACAGTCAGTTGAAATCGGCCATTATAGCTTATAATGGCGAATCTCCAATCGGAGAATGGTACGACGTCATAGAAGGCTCGCGCGCTACTACTGTCCCAAAGACTTCCTCTACCGATCGTATGATCGCCGTGGAGCCTACTGGAAATATGTTTTTCCAACAAGGCCTCATGGAGATGATGTACGAGAGGATGAGAAAAGTCGGCTTGGATCTTGAGTCTTTACCCGAAACACACAAGGATCGGGCTCGAATCGCATCGATAACTTCAAAAGAAGCTACGATCGACTGGAGCTCTGCATCTGATTGTGTGAGTCTCGAACTGTTACGTTGGTTATTACCTCCGTTATGGTTTGAATGTTGTGACCTTGTTCGTTCACCATTCATGTTAATTAACAATGAACTGGTTGAGCTGAACATGTTCTCAACGATGGGAAATGCGGTAACCTTTCCGCTAGAGACTCGCGTTTTCTGGGTGCTAGCACATGCGGACCGTCTTCAAGAGTTAGGAACCTTGAGTCACTTCCCGGATTGGGAAGATCGACACTCGTGTTCCGTTTTTGGTGATGACTGCATAGTGCCTTCCGATATTGCATCTCGGTTTATTGAGATAGCGACCTCGGTTGGCTTCATCATAAACGATGATAAATCGTTTTATGACGAAGATTCGCACTTTAGAGAGAGCTGCGGGGGTGATTACCTCCGTGGTTATGACGTTCGGCCTTTTCACTTAAAGGCCCCCACTAGCAACAGACTGAGTTCCTTAGAACCGTGGCTGTATATTATAGGAAACCGTCTCATGTCAAAGTACATAACGTGCTTTGGCAAACGGAACTATATATACAAAAACGGACTCTTTGGAGTCCTCAGCGAGTTGTTCATCAAATACGATCTTAAACTAAAGGTCGTACCCGATGACTATCCCGACGATGCTGGTCTCAAGATATCAAGCGATATCGAGAGATTCCGCTCTAACTACCCTTGGAAATTTTCAAAGGTGGCCGTGAGCGAGCATGGTACCTATACTTTCCTTTACTGCCGATTTAATTATCGACAGAAGGAAAGGCGGTTTGACGATATTCACTATGCAGACTGGCTCAAAAGAAGAGCCTTCCTGTGTAGGGATATCGATCAAGAGGCTGACGATGAACGACAGCAACTCCGAGACAGGTTGAAGCGTTATTGCTTCAAACACAACCTGCGGAGAACTGGCTTTCTTAATCATTCTCGAGAACCGTTGTTATGGTACAAAA